ACAGAGTTTGAAAGCGGTCAACCCTACACCCTTGAAGATTTATTATTGTGGATGAACACCGTTAACCCTGATTGTAAAGAAATAACTTTTACCGGCGGTGAACCTTTAGATCAGTTAACAGAAGAAATAGTAGAATTCTTTAAAAAGGAAAATTATTACATTTGCATAGAAACAAGCGGTTTACACCCGGCTCCTGATAATATAGATTACATTTGTGTTTCGCCAAAAGTAGCAGAACACGTAATAAAAAAGAACTTTCCAAACGGCGTAACAGAATTAAGATATGTCAGGCACAAAGGACAAGCAATACCCGAACCCTCTATAATAGCAAAACATTATTATATTAGCCCCCATTCTGACGGCTTTAATATCAATAAAGAGAACGTTGACCATTGTATTAAATTAGCATTAAATAATCCGAATTGGAAACTATCGGTTCAGTTACACAAATTATGGAATATACTATAAATTCAGCCGAATGGCATTTTCAACAAATTTTAAAATTAATTGGTGAGGACATTAACCGGGAGGGCTTAAAAGAAACACCAAAACGATATATTAAATTTTTAAACGAATTTTTAGATCAAAAGGAATTTAACTTTACAACCTTTGACGCTGAAAATACGGACGAAATGATAATACAAACCGGAATACCTTTCTACTCATTATGTGAACACCATACAGCACCCTTTTTCGGAACTTGTAATATTGCCTATGTACCAAACGGAAAAATAATAGGATTATCAAAATTAGCAAGGACAGTCGATCTATATTCTAACCGGCTACAAAATCAGGAAAGAATTACAACACAGATTGCGGAGCGTATAAACGACGAATTAAATCCTTTGGGGGTTGCTGTATCAATAACAGCACAGCATCTTTGTATGGCTATGAGAGGGGTAAAAAAACACGATACATTAACCACAACGAGTAAACTAATAGGGATATTCAAAACCGAATCAGATGCACGAAAAGAATTTTTGTCTTATATTGCGTAAATGAACAAAACCGAACAGCATAAAAAAGCAATAATTGAAGCGTTGGAAAAATCTTTGGGCGTTGTAACCACAGCATGTAAAAGCGTGGGGGTTGGTAGAACGCAGTTTTATTCTTGGGTAAAAACTGATGAGGATTTTAAAAGAACGGTTGACGACATAGAAAATATTGCATTGGACTTTGCCGAATCACAGCTACATAAACAGATTTCAGAGGGATCAGCGTCAGCGACAATATTCTACTTAAAAACAAAGGGCAAAAAACGTGGATATATTGAACGATCAGAAGTGAAAATTGATAACGGCAGACCGGATTTCACCGGATATACTACCGAACAATTAATTGAACTTGCCAAAGAAAATGGAGCCGAATAGCAGATCAAAAGACGCCCGGTTAGTTATTAAATATGAGGTTGCCCGGCGTTCCTTTTGGCATTTCTGTTTACACTATGACGAGCCATTTTTTAAATCACGAATTTTCCTAAAAGAAGTTGCACAAGCCATGCAACAAATAGAGGATAAAAAGATTAATTCTTTGTCTGTTTCCATGCCCCCACGAGCCGGAAAAAGCTATATTACCTCACTATTTTGTGCGTGGTTAATAGGTAGACACCCAACAGAATCAGTAATGCGTAACACATGCACCGCAACGCTTTATATTAAATTCAGCTATGACGTGAGAACGATCGTAAAAAGCGACAAATTTAAACAGATATTTATAACGGTATTATCAGACGACAAAAGCAATTTACAAGGATGGAACACTAACCGGGCGAAGATGGTTTCTTATTTCGGTGCCGGGGTTGGTGGAACTATTATAGGATTCGGGGCAACAAAAGTTGGCATTACAGACGATTTATATAGAGGATTAGAGGACGCATTAAGTGATACAATTAATGATCGTATTATACAATGGAAAGAGGCGACGCATGACAGCCGGTTTGAATCAGGTTGTGCCCGTATTGATATTGGCACACGTTGGTCTGTGAATGACGTAATGGGGCGTAATATAGCGAATGAAATATACGATAAATCAATAATCGTAAAGGCATTAAACGAAAAAGAAAAATCATTTTGTGAGGACGTTATGACAACGGCTGAATACAAGGAGAAAAGAAAGAAAACCCCGAAAGAAATATGGTTGGCTGAATACCAACAAGCCCCGGTAGATTTAGAGGGTAGATTATTCAATGACCTCAATATAGTATCAAAAGACGATTTCAACACCATTAAGGGCAGAATAGAGGGGTATATAGGTTATATTGACGTTGCAGATCAGGGAAACGATTACACCTCATTAGCAATAGCCGGGATAACAAAAGATAAGGTTTATATTGTTGAGTATTTATTTAACCGGGATAATACAGATATTACAATTCCGCTATGTGCCGAATTATTAAACAAATGGAAAGTGAATTATTGCCGGGTTGAATCCAATAGCATGGGAGCCATGTTTTCACGATCAATACAAAAGCTAACCACAAGCACAAAGATATTACAAGTGCATAACACACAAAATAAGATAACCCGAATAATAATGCAAAGTGCATTTATAATGAATAACATGCTGTTTGTAGATAACGCCGAACCTAATTACAGTCTATTCATGGAAAATGTAACCGGATTCAGTAAAGAGGGCAAGAATAAGAACGACGACGCCCCTGATACTTTGGCGGGTTTATCCATGTTTATTCGCTCAATGTTTAAAAAAGTATTCTAAAAAGCTAATATTTTTTTCACGCTATAACCCTTGTAAACAAAGGGAAACACCGAAAACTCACAAAAATAAACAAAATAAACTTGTAATATTACTTGTATATATAAAATATATACCTACCTTTAATGTATAGAAACAAACAAAAAACAATATTATGAAAAATTATGAAATACGATTAGCAAGTGGATCAACATTAGAAATAGATTTAGAATCCATGTTTTTAACCTACGAAATGGTAGAACAGATTATCAAAGAAAATGCACCTGAATATACTACGCAGGAATGGGCACTATTTGAAAAAGATAGTAACAATGAGTGGTATGAAAAATTTGATTCAACAGAGGATGAATAAAGTTAATTAAAAATTCAACACTTAAAAGGTGCACTTTAATCGGTGTGCTTTTTTAATACCCTATAATTTCTTCGATCTGTTCATTTGTAAGAGCAACGCCTGATTCAATTATTTTCTTAACAACATCAGCACGTTTATTCATTGTGTCAGCCCGGGAAACCTCATCTACTTGTAAACTCGGTATATGACTAAAATCAGCGTGTATAGAAATACCCTCATTTACTAAACCGAATTGGTGAGCCATGCTGTCGTACATTTGTTGGGTTTCGGGTATTATAGTGTCGGTATAAGCCATTTTAATACTATCTTTAACGTTGGAGAACGTTGCACCCTTTTCGCTTGAAAATAGGTTAGCATTAAGCCCGTAGGTATCAATTATAGCCATTTTGTCGGCTGTTAATTCTTCAAACAATAATAAATCTTTTGTTGGGTAACTCATAGGATTCCATGAAACATCTGATTCAGTTATTATTACTTCGTCTTTTGATCGTCTATACCATGACTGTTGAATGTCCTTTTTTTCTTCAGGCGTCATAGGTATTGAACCCCCTATGTCACTATTCTTTGCAGATAAAATTCCGATAGCACCAATATTTTCTAACAAAACGTTTCGTTTATTGTATTGGGCTTTAATGTTTGAAAGCGGGTATTTTAAAGATTCTATTCGTGAGGACGGGTTAACAATGTTAATTCCATCAGTAGTGGAAAGGTATAAAATATCGTCGAAAGTTAGTTGTTCAATATCGTCACCATAGTCAAAAGTAAAGCCGTCTATTAACCCGTCTTTATCCATTTGTTTCAATTTCTTGCCTGACAATTTTATTTGCATTTTATCAGAGGGGAGCGGAACGATCAGGTTTCTAATGTCAAAAGATCGTTTGGGGCAATAAGCAAAAGAGGATGAAAATAATGCGTCGTTAACTGATAAAGAAAAAACAATATCACTCC